CATATAGTCTGGATTAGGAGCAGGCTTTTCTAAACCTGTTTTCTTATCAATTATAGGTTTTCTTTTCTTATCATCAAAGTAGCCTTCATGTGTGATAATAGTATTACTAACACCGTTGTATTGTGTTACATTAGGTGCAATTAGTTGTGCAAAGTCACCGTCAGTACTAATAATAACGTGTTCATCGTCTGGATGATGTTGTACCCAACCAGCAATTAAATCATCTGCTTCAAGTTCAGGATGTTGCATAACAGTACAGTTAGTCTTTGTAGTTACAAAATCTTTAAATGCATCAAACGTTTCCCAGAATACTTTTTCTTCTTCTGCTTGACTAGGACTAAGTGCATCACGTGTCTCTTGCCGATTACGTTTGTAAGGCTCGTAATAATCCTTACGCCAACTACGACCTTCTAAGCAGAACACTATATGATCTGCATCAAAGTCTTCCCATGCTTTCTTAATACTGTTTAATGTAATATGAAACGCCATTCCTACTTTTGTATCAAGGTCACCACGTACTACATGCCTTGCTCTAAAAAATGTATTTGCCGTGTCTACTAATACGTATTTCATAATGTTACCCACTCCGTTTTGCCTAATATATATAATGCCCATATAGCATGAAACGTTTCATTAGGATGAAATCCATTAAGACTGCTTGTCTTTAATAATTTGTTACTTGCTTCTAAATTATCTAACTGTTTCATCATATACTCTTGTTTACCTTCTACATTTCCGTATGTACTGTAATGCTCAGTCCACCAACCGGCTTCGTTAATTACAGGTAAATCAAAAACGTTACCATGCATCTGTGAAGTTAATCTAACCCACGGACATGTTACTATTATAAACGATTCTGTATTAAAGTCAACCTGAAATGGATTAAAATTCTTCCAAACTAGACCATTTACATTTGTATGTAATTTAAGAATTCGATCATATTCGGTTAACATCATTGTATCATATGCCTGAAACCATTCGGCATCAGTCATCTTGTTCGTTAATGTTTGTTTAGTTGTATAAAGATTATCATAACCTTTTAACAATCTATGTTTATCTTCAATTTTAGATTGGTCTCTACCGGGACTAGTTAATTGTAATTGGACAAATACTTCTTCATAAAGAACAGAATATTCTTCAAGTAATCGATCTAAGTCTTGTAACATGTTTTGGTTACAGTTACCAGGAACTGCTGATAGTATTAGATCACTATCCAGCATTTTTGCACTATGACTTGCAAATGAATGATTGACTCTATATGTTATATTATCTCTACCAAGTCCGCTTTGTACACCTTGAAAGTTATCACCATAGGTCCAACTTTCACCTACAGAAATTAACAGTCTTGATTTTTTCTTGTTCTTAACATACACTTCTGTATTTCTAGCAGAAATCCAATCTGGTTTAGTTGGGCACTCACGAACCCATACACGAGTTCCTAAACTTTGTTGGATTATTCCGGGTGTATAACTATCTGACGGAAAGGTAACTTGTTCTACCCATTTAGGATGCTTCACTTTTGCCATCTTTTCTAGGAACAATTTTAATATGGCCAGCTTCTCTTTGCGGATCATGTCCTTGTTCTGTCAAAATTGTTCTAGCAACATCTTTAAACCAACCGTCAATAATTTCTTCGTTTGTTTCACCTTTATATCCAACATCAAGTAACTGCTCAATAAACTCGTTATTCCAATCAAGTTCAAAGAAACCATTCTTAATATCTTTTGGATTAACTTGTGTATCTAATACACCAACCCAAGGTTTACCTGCTTTTGTTGCCTCAGCTTTTTCACGTTCCATAGCCTCTTTACTTGTAGGAGGAGTATTACCATCACTACTTGATTTAGACTTTGTAAACATAGTTTTTAGTTTTTCAATCATAGTCTTTCCTTTATAGTAGACCTTTTTCTCTTAACTGTTCATCAAGAGGTCTAGTGTCTTTTGTTGCGTTGTGCTTCTTAACCTTTAACATTTCATCAAGTTCCCCAGGCATTTCCGAATAAGCTGATGTGTAGTCTTGGAGTGAATCGCCATCCTTTTGCCATACACGCTTCAGCAACATCTTTAACGTTGAGGGAATATTCTTCACTGCGTCCACCCAAAGGCATAAGATATACTGGACATTGTACCCCGGCACTTCTGTAAGCCTCCACAGCTCTTTCAACTTCTTCAAAGTCGCCTTGAGTAGCGACAACAAACTTAAGATAGATGTCGCAATTAGTAATAGTACTATACTGACTAGCCACATCAGGCTTAATAGCAGTATCCCAAGGTTCTCCACTAACACTAAGTTTTGGGGAACAAGACCATGTAACTTTAATCCTGTCTTGATTGTTGAGATAGTCAAAGAAATCTTCGTGTAAAGTTTGCGTAGTGTTTGTTTCAAATGTAACATTTTTTAAGTCCTGCATACGTGGATGCTCGAATAATTCAATATATAATCGTTGCCATGCAAGTAATGGCTCGCCTCCGGTTAATATTAAATGGACATCTTGTCCATTGTCCTGTACCCACTTACCATTTGGAGTAAGTGAAAGTAAATGTTCAACAACAGCATCAACACCTGCTAGTTTATTAAAGTGTTTAAACTCAGGGTAGATACTTGCGTATGTATCACAACCTGTGTGTATAATAGGCAAGTCATTAAATTCTTTTGTAGTTTCGTGTACACCAGCATCAATCAATGCTTTAACTTCTGCATTGTGTTTTTTGCCGTCTTTGTGTTGTTCCCAACGATCACGTTTCTCATCTGTACCAAAGTTCATACAACGAAAATTACAACCAAATGTACGTAAGAACACACTAGGTACTCCTACATATTGTCCTTCACCTTGTACACTATAAAATGCTTCTGAGTATCTAAGTTGAGCTGGCATTATAATTCCTCCGCAATACCTAGTAATTCAGCAATAAGAAATCCACTTGCAAGCCAAACAATACTACCAGTATACAATGCTATAGCACAAGCACCAATACGTAATGTGCTTTTTATAATACTAATATAAAAATGTTTTTTATTAGGATCTCTAGGTTGTGGTACAAATACTCTTTCTGGAATAGGCATTATGACACCACCTTAAGCAAAGGCTCAGTAGTCGTACTATCATTATAGTCATCACCAAAGAACCTACGTACCGTTGTTTCTTTGCGTAGCATACCGTCTTTAACACGATACGTAATAAACTCTTGCTTAACAACTCCTGACATATCGCCCAGGCTGTCAACTGCTGATTTTAATGGTCCGTCACTCATTTTGAAAACTCCTGTTGTAATTTAATATTGTCCATAAACTCTTTTTTAGTACCCGCATCTTCATTAAAAGCACCTTTAAGCACAGTTGTCTGTGTTAAACTGCTAGTTGCCATAATGCCTCTATTCTCACAACAACCATGTGTTGCCTGAATATAAACACCTACGTTCTTTGAACCAGTTGCTTTCATAATCTCACGTGCGATATCATTACAAAGTTCTTCTTGTAGTGTACCACGTCTAGCACACCATTGTGCAATACGTGTGTATTTGCTTAAACCAATTAGTGTTTCAGCGGCAATAATACCAATGTATGCAATACCTGTTACTGGTTGATGATGATGTGAACACACACTTTTAAGTTCTGAACGTACAACTAACATACCTTGATAACCATCATCTACATGATTAGGAAATGCAGTTGCATTAGGCATAGGATCATAACGTCCTGCCATTAGTTCATTAATATACATTTTAGCAAGACGTCTACCAGTGTCCATACTGTTAGGATCATTTGCTCTATCAATTAATAAACTATCTAATACTGATTCAAACTTAGGTGTAAGTTCTTCAATCAGTTCTTCTTTGTCGCCCTTCTGTAGGACTAAACTAATATTATCACCCGCCCAGTAACGTATGCCTTGTTCTTCTAGGCGAGCTTTAATTTGTTCACTTTTACTCATTTGTTTCTCCGATGTTAAGGCAGTGGATTGCCAAAGTTAATACTATTATATACTTTATTTAGGTTTTTGTCAATGACTTTAAGCACCAAAATGTTTGTCTAACATTTCAAGTCTGTCATTAGCAGTGGCCATTTTATCTAACTCTTTTTGAATTGTTTCGATAATATCTGAATGCTCACCAATACCTACAACATTCTGCATATATACTTCGATGTTAGTCTTATGCAATTCAATCTCCGCTTCTGCGTGTTTCCTTGCCGCTTGTATCATTTGCTGTTTCAACATAAAGTTCCTTTCTAAAATTGTGACGGCAAATACTCTGTAGCAATCATTTTATGAATCATTTCATCAAAATGCTCTCCGTCTACAGTATAGTTGCCTACGTTGATATCTTTTTGTTGAAGAAACCAATCTTCAACGGTCGTCTTTGCTACTTGGATATAATTGAAATCAAAAAATTCTTTGTTCATTTCTTTTGGTATCCATGTCCAACTGTTTATTCCAAACAGTTTTACTTTAGCACCGTTGTTACGGCACAATTCTTGTATAATATATATCTCCTTAAACCACTCACGTTGTGCTTTAAGGCTCATAACTTCCATCCATGTTTTTACAGTCATGTATGGTTCATTTCTTAGATCAGGCTTTGCTAATTTAAAGTCTGGGTCGTATACTGATTTAAAGGGTACTTCCTTTTGAAAGTCCATTGGCCAAACTTGCATTGGTATGTCATTAACACTACCGTCAGATGTTTGATTAGCAGGATACCAACAGTCGATGCGTCCTTTTGTAAGTTCTTTAACATAGGTTGCATCTAGCGGTACAATGTTTTCATAGTGTGTAGGAAATTGAATACTTAATCTAAAACGATTCCAGTAGGTCATTTGCACAACAACTTCTTCAATGTCGTCATATGTTTTAAACAAATGACTTAACCATTCTGAATAAGTCCACCAACCGTTTTGTGGATTAGCAAATATAACGCCGTCAGCATCTTTACTATTAATATAATGTTCGGCCCAGTTGTTATCATTCCACTTACCACTATAAGGCCAGTGTTCTTGTGTCATGTCTTCTTTTGCTTCAGGCATATCACCAACGTGATATCCACTTGTATGACTACAACCTATAGCGGCAATTCTCATGACTCGTAACTTTGTTTTGTAGGAAGAACACCACGAACACCACCTTTTGGATCGTCCATATCCCCGTCACGTCTAAAAATTAAATGTACATGTGGATACATACAAGTTTGTCCTGCACTCTTGCCTATATTAATACCCATGTTGTAACCTGTAATATTATTGTTTTTACTTACAACATTTTCGTAGCCCATAGTAACACCATAATTAAAACATTTCATAATAGCTTCATGTGTGTTTTCACGTGGTACAATTAGTGTGTGTCCTTCTGTAACAGGATACTTGTCATTGTATACAACAAAGTCTCTTGTACTAATCTGTACATCGTTCCAAGGTGCTCTACCATCTGCTTGAGCTTGTTCTAAATTATCAACTTTCATTTTATACTCCATTTCGGATCACGTTTAATTAACTTCTTAGGTCTTAGTTTTAAGGCTCTAGTCATTAAATTAATTATACCACCTTTCTTAAAGTTTGTCAAATATCTTTTACGTTCTAATTCTTTAATCAGTTCATCTGTAAGTAAACACTCTTCTAAACCGACCTTATTTGTCAAGTTAGTTGTTGTAAACTTAATGTAGCACAACGGGTCACCACGCTTAATAGACAGCTTAGATCGCGTATTATCAAAGATAAACCCCCAACTAGTAGTCCTTATCCACTTGTGTATATTAAAAGATCCACCAACAACTTCTCCTGGAAAGTTTTCGTTATGCATAAATGGCGGAAGTATTTCCATTAAGCAAGGCTCGTCTGCAACAAACAAATAATTTAAATTAAATTGAAATAATGGTTTTTTAACATCGTGCATATCTTCTTTAGGGTGTATAGTAAACAAGTTATGTAATTGATGGTCATCAATTTCGTTAGATGTAACAACTACTATTCCGTCTTTAACTTCTGCATCAAACGACACAGGAGACTTTAATAGAAACAAGTTGTTATAAAATCCTTGATATGAAGGACAATCAATAACACCACGCTTGTTGTAATCTTTGTTAACTACTTTTGGCGTTTTAAATCTTTCAGGTTCTATAACTAATAGATCAGGAATAGCACCTGCCCAACACCACCCTATATCAGCTGTCATATTCGCCTACATTCTCCCAAGGATATACTAACCATACATCATTTTCTTCTTTATTAATTTCGTGGCAAGTGTAATTTACGTCATGAAAAGTACTTGCTAGGTTTTCAGTGAGTGTAGCAAAGCGAACATTGTTACCCCAAACACGTTCCCATTTAGGATCGTTAGGTAAACAACTTGCTTGCCAGTCTTCTTTGATCCAATTGAATGTAGCACCAGTATCGTTGATATCATCTACAATAAGAATTTTCTTTTCTAATGGACCACCTGTAACTTTTAATGCATCATCACTTACATAACCATATGCATCTTCTGCCATCCAAAAGTTACTTTCTTGATGACTTTCACTATCACGTAGACTTACTTTAATTGCTTCGCAACGAATGCCAGTCATGTTTGAAATAATAGTAGCAGGGACATTACCACCACGTGTAATACCTACAATATAATCAGGACGCCAATGGTCCTTATACATTTGATTTACAATATTAACGCACATGTTTTCAACGTCAGTCCAACTATAGTAATGTTTCTTAATCATTTTTGTTTCTCCAAGGGTATGTTTCTTTCATTGCTAACCTTAATGGTC